GCATCTCTCATGCCATCGTCCATCTGCTGTCTTTGTCTATCCATTAACTCTTTCTTAGCAGAATCATCAGACTTAGGCTGTCTATCAGGAGCAGCTTGAGCACTAACTTCTTGTCGTAATACTTCTTTAGGAGTCATTCCAGTGTTAGCCATACTCTTTTCTTGTTCTGCTTTCCTGGCTGTTCTCTCCATTACTTTTTCTTGAACCTTAGGATCTAAATCCTGCATAACATAATCAACAGCTTCGTCTGCTTCATCCTGTCTAAGAGGAGTCATTAAAGGTTGTCTTTTTTTATCTGCCATATCCTAATCCTTTCATAGTGTATGTAATATCTTTTCGTTCTTCTCTATAATCTGTTTCCATACCAAAGTCGCCAGATACAAAACTAGTTACATAACATCTATTTTCTGTAAATAGAGGGTACACTATAGTATCTGATTCTTTTTTAAATAAAGTACATCCAGCAGTTTCGTCTGCTCTTACGTACATTTTTGTTTGAGAGTCATATATTAAGTGAGAAGCTGTAAATACTTCTCCATTCATGGTATATAAAGATTCATGATTTACTAGACTACCACATCCTAGCACTTCTCCTCCAATCATTACTACATCACCTATCTTAATATCTTCAATATTTTTGTAAGATCCGTCCTTCATTAAGACTTGAGTACCAGCTATGTGACATTGTGCTTTACCAGCAGCTACCTGAGCATCAGCAGCCATTTGAGCTTGCTTCTCAGCACTCGCTAATTGTTCATACTGGAAACCCATTGTAGCTATCAATTCTTTCTCAGCCGCAGCTTGTCCAATATCAAATGCCTTCATTTCTCCTACAGCAGCTCTTCTAGATTCAAACGCAGCCTGTTGCATTTGCTGTCCTTGACCTATGCCTGTAATAGCCGCTTGCTCGCCTGATAAAGATGCAGCCATACCTGCTAACCCTCGCTCTTTTGCAGCTTCACTTTGTAAAAATATATCTCTTTCAATACCAGCCCTAGCCTGCATACCAGCCGCAGCCAAACTTCGCTGTTGAGCCATCGCAGCCGCACCTTTAGCTCCGCCTAAAGCAGCTCCCAAACGCATACCTGCCATCTGTTCTTGCTTTGCCATGAGCTGTGCTTGAGATACTCTCATTGCTTCTCTAGCTTCTGGACTTATACCTTCTTCAGCCATACGCTCGTATCTAGAAGTTAAGCCTCTTTGTCTACCTAATTGACCTTCAGCCATTTTAGTATATTTAGCTAGTTCTCCTTCTCTACCTTTACTTTCTCTTAAAAGTTTTTGTATATCAACATCTTCTTCAAGACGACCTAATCCTTCTGCTCCAAGAATTTCAATAGCTTTAGATCTACCTTTGTCAAATTCAGTTTGTTTACCTGCTTGTGCAATAGCTTCATCTGCTTTTTTTAATTCTTCTTGTCTTCTCATATCGCTTATACCTGCTACGAAAGGATCTAGAGGTTGTCCTCCCATCGCTACGACACGTTTACGTTGTTCTAATTCTTTTTGTCTATCTGCTTCTTGTTGAGATACTAATTTTGTTTTAGCTGCTTTCGCACCTGCCATTTTAGTAGCTCTAGCTGCTTGCCTTTTTTCTTCTTCTAACATGTAGCTTCTTTTTTTAGCCATATTTACCTCATAAAAATTACGGTTATTGTAACCGGATCGGGTCCATTATTCTTTATATATAACAAATCTTTACTCCACTCTATTGTTTCAGTATTGGAGCTATCTAATCCCTTAGATCTTGTTACTACACCATTTCCTATTTGTGATGTAATTATATATTTGTTTGGTATAAAAGTCAACTTATTTCGTATAGTTACAATAGCTCCTGACGTAATTTCAAGATCTTGTACACTAAACGAATCCATGTTGTCTTCAAAAGTTAGCTGTCTAAGTCCAATAGATAACTTATTTACTAAATCTACTAAATCTTTTATAGACGCTAAGTTAAATTTCATTACTCTTTAATCTCCTGTGCAAATGGAGCTGCTATTTCTAGCTCGTAATTAGTTATTAATACATTCTCTAATGCTGTGCTATTAGAAAATTTTAACTTTATACACCTACTTTTACCTGCTGGCAATTTACTTTTAAAAAATTGATTAGGAGGTCCACCCCACGGATACGTACCCCAAGGATCGGCTCCCCAGCCTATCTCATCTCTACCTCCACCAAAATCAAAGGGTATTGTACCAATGTCAAAGTTAAAGAAATCTTTTTGTACTGCGACATCTAGATCAAAGCCAGGAGATTCAAACGAATTGTCTGTATCCATGGCATATAACTTTACACGTAAAAACTTTTTAGGTACTGTAGGATCTTTTAAAGATTCCCAGTTTGTCTCATATTCAAATTCTATAGCTTTTTCATGATCTGAAAAGTCATAAGTAGAACCTGTATCACTAAAACTGGATACTGTAAATGTAGAGTTACCTGTATCAGCAGCCTCTCTAGATGAAAATAATACTCTATCCTCAGCAGCTACTATACCTCCACTAAAATTTAAAGAATCCCATTTTAGCCAAGCATCCTTATATGTGTCATACGCTAAAATTAAGCTGTTGGCGTTACTAACTAAAACAGGTTCTCCTGAAATAGCTACACTTTCTTTTGGTATATGTACTATGATTAAATTTTTATCATTCCAGTTAAAGGCTACAGCTCTACTTTTAACTAGTTCGCTGTCTTGGAAAAAAGGTTTTATAAGAGCAGATATTTCTGATAGAGCATTTGAAGAATTAATTGAGTACATACCTGATTCAGATAGAAAAAGTAATTGAGATCTAAATTCTACAATAGATGCAAATGAGGTACATCCAATTCCACCTTCTTTTGTTAGAAGTTCTACAGAATATGGAGCACCTTGAACTGCTGTAATATCCCCACCTAATACGTGAATACTGTTTCTGTGGAAAATGTAAAGAAGATCTCTAAGAGTAGCTATAGCTGTTATTCTATCACCAAAAGATGATTCTACAATAGTTCCGTTATCATCATCTGGAAAGTATTCAGAACCTATTTCTCCTGTAGTACCCCCTCCTGGATGAGAGTATTGCAAGTTATTAACATTTTCATTCTGTCCAGATATTATTAGACAATTTTGAAAGGTTGTTAAGTAACGTCCCTTAGGTGGAGGATCTCTTCTCTTTATAGGATCTCTTAAAAATTCTAAAATTTCTGTATTTGTATTACTATCATAAACAGTATTATCTTCATAATTAACGTCTAATGTAGATGTGTCAGGTAAAGTAATATTAACTGAATTATCCCAAGCAACAGTATCTACATGGTAAAATAGTCCGGTAGGAAATACATCAGTTGTAGGTAAAGTTTTATATATTTGAACTTTAAGATTACTATTTTTATTTAAACCTGCAAAAATACTGTCATCCCAAGATATACCTACATGATCATGATTGGATCCAAATGTCCATTTTATAGGATCTGAAGGCTGGCTTTGTACTAAGTTTCCTTGAGCATCTGTGTATTCAATTACAAATTTATACCAAATAGGATGATGATTATTAGTTCCTCCTCCATCAGCTTCATACAAAACTATGGTATCAATAGAAGCAGCACCACTACCGTTACCTTGTTCAACATCTATCTGATAAGCCCAGCTTCCAGGAATAACTTCTTCCACAAGCCCTGGCAGACCTGCTCTATAAACGTGAGTCCCATCGTACTTCATTACCGGATCTTGACCGTTGCTTAGATACATAACATTATTTAATTGTACAGCACTAGCGTTTTCAACAATGTCTTTTTCCATGTAGTTTAGGCTTGATGCAGGATTAAACCCTGGAAAAACTTCTGTATTATTACTTGCATCTTGTTGTTCAACTAAAATTCTAAAAGGTATGGTTTGACTAGCAGCACTAGCTATAGAAGTTTCTTGTATAATATCTATAAAAGCTGCTGGAGTATCCGATGCTGTAAAAGGAGTTGCTGTTATAGCATTTCTAGCCTCTGCTACAAGGTTTAAATCAGGATAATTATTTATAGCTGTAATTAATTGATCTACTGTAAGGTCGTTTATACTTTTACCTGTACCTAAATCAACTTCATAGTAATTTTCAGTATTAGCCAAATTAGATACTTTAAACTTAAAAGTACCTGTAGCTTTATTTAAGTAATGAGAAATTAAAATTTCAGCATCTTCGTCAGGATTTGTAATACCTGTTCTATTATTAGTTATATGAACAACACACTCTCTTACTTCCTCTAACTTATTACTAACTACTAGTATTTTTTCAGCAATAGATCCGTCAGTATTGGCTACCCTATAACTAAAAGTTCCGTAAACACTTCTACTATCATCAGAGTCTCCTGCAATACTAGAGTGAAATCCTTTCCTTTTATTTATAGCTCCAGAAACTCTAAATGCAGCATTTTTTACATCTGTGGCATACTCCATAGTACGCTGCAAATCAGAGGAACGCTTATCTATTCCTTTGAAATTTTCTGAGTTTCTTAAAATTATATGAGGTACACCCATTAATAACTCCAATCATCCCAGCTATTAAGCTGAGGAATATATTGTACATCATCACTTATAACAGCGTAACTTTTTACAATTTCTTGTTGCATTAAACTTAATTCTTGAAATGCTTCTTGACTGTCTACACTGGAATCTCTTTTTAGTATTTTCCAAGCAACATAAGATATTAAGTAACGCTCTGTCTCAATACTTAATTCGCTATGCGTAGTAGTATCCTTACCTCCTACAATGTAAGATCCGGCAGGAATACTGTTGGTTTCACTAGCACCTGGAGTATGTGGCTCGCAAGTTATTAGTTCAGAATTAACACTTTTAATAGGAATGTTTTTCATTATACTATTACCTTCTTTATCTACTATGCATATAAAATCATGCTCAGATAAAGATGATGTATCTGTTTCTAGTTCTCCACTATTATTTAATTCTATTGTCCACTCAGCCTGGCTATCAGCAGCAGTAGTTACAAGGTTTCCTTCTAACTCTTTTTGAGCTACTACGGCTCTTTTAATATCTAGTTCTCTTAATCGTCTAACATACGATACTCTGATTTTGCCTGAGCCTTGCGGAGCTGGAGTCAGCATAATTTTGCCATCAATGCGAATATAACGACCTGGGTATCCGCTTGCCCCTCTAGCTCTTCTCTTTAAATTATCTTGCTCTAATACGTAGTAATCGTCTTCTGCTCCGGTAGGAGAATACTCTACGGTATGCACTTTATTGCCTAAAAAACAATCGCTAGGTAAGGCATAAGACTCAACTCCTGAGTAAGCTTGAATTATTTCTTCTGACATAAATACACGAGGATGCTGATGTACTATGGCAGATTGCAAGTTATATTGAGCATCATTTAGGTACTGGATAAATTCAGAATCTTTAATACCTACAAAATCAGAAAAGTCTTCATTTTCTGTTTGGTTTCTTATTTGGTCTATTAAACGTGTTACTGATCTCATTTATATTCCTTAAAAGTTTACACTTCGTTTACGTGATCCCCCACCAAAAGCTTGACTAACTGACTTAGCCATTTCACCATATATTCTAGTTTTCTCAGCTTGTCCTTTAGCTAACTCCATTTGACCTCTAGCTCTACCCATTCTCTTGGCTTGCTTTTCTCTTTCCATTCCTCCAACAATACCCATAACTGCGGCAGCTCCCATTATTGCTGGGTTAAAGCCTGAGGAAATACCTGCTGTTAAAACTGATCCTGCTGTGTCTCCAGCAGTTCCTCCACCTAATAAAGAAGATGTCATCTCACCTGCTGCCTGGGCTCCTAAATCTTTACCCATTTTAGCAAGATCTCCTTTAAGATCCATTCCCTTATCCTCAGGTTTTAGCTTTTTTAAACTTTTTTTAGCAACACTCTTTTTTAATTTTTCATCTAAATCCAAAGCTTGATTTAAAGGCATTGGAGTATATTGTCTAGGCTGAACTTCTACAGGAGGAGATTTTTCGCTAGATATGTATGTACTATAATCTGGTTCCACAGACATTCTTTTAGGCTGTCTAAGTCCTACAGCTCTACTGAATATATTATCTTCGTAATTCATCCTCTTACTCCTAAAGAAGCCATGCGTTCACTGGCTTTCATCTTTTTCTTTTTCTTTTTGTCTACGGCTTTGTCCATCTCTAGTGCTATTGCTATAGCCTGAGCCTTCTTTTTGCCTTCACCCATTAGTTTCTTTATTTTATTTCCTACGTCCATTATTTAAGCCTCGCAAAGGTTAAGAATGAATATTCATTAATGTATATTGAACTATCAGCATCACTAGTATAATCATTTATTTGTAATTTAATAGAATCTCCTTTTTCCATATAAATCGTAGTAGAAGCACCATCTCTTATGTAAGTATTACTCGATTCATAATAATTAATTTCTGATTGCCAGCATATTAATTCTGGTGTATCTCCAATAGAACTAGTTTTAAGTATATGCCAATTAATATTTGCATCTTGTGATGTATTAGTTACTTGAGAAATAAGTATATTTCCTGACACTTGATAGTACCCTGTAACAGGAGCTATTAAAGAGTTAGTAGCTAAATCAAGACATCCATGCGTATCAAATTCTGTTGTATTAAATTGAATAGTTTTAAAATTATTATCTGGAAGACTTTGAGTGTATGGGGCTGTCAGTGTAACTTTAGCTGCAACAGTTTCAGTCTCTAACACCGTCTGCGCACTTTGACGTTTTGAAATTGAAAAATTAGTTCTTGCTGGAACACCAGATAATATTACTTCAGTAGCATCTGGAGAAGTTGCGCTATACCAAAAATAAATATATACTTCTTGATTTTTTTCAAGATACAGAGTTTCACTTATATTAAAAGAAGGTTGTCTACTACTTCCACTAAGTGCTCCTTCAAATGTATATAAATTTTGACTTACAAGAGCATTGTCTACATAAATACCTACAGCACATAAAGTATCTGAATCTGTATCAAACTGTGAAAATCCGACTCTAGCGTTTATATCATAGTAACCCGTTTCTGGTATTATATATGTACCTTTATCCGCTCCTGTAGTTATCATAGAATTAGTAGTGTCAAAATCTATGTCATCATACTCTATTTTAGTTTCAGTATTTCTGTTAAATGTTTGAGTATCATCTTTAGTATATCTAGCTGCTATATCACGCCCACTTCCCACGCTTTCGGGGAGAGATAGGGAAGGACGTTTTGCAATTTGAAAAAATGTGTTAGCAGTAGAGTCTATAATTATGTCATAGTCATTATCTGTTAATGAATCGACTTTAACAAATATTTTATCGCCTTTTGTAAGCTCACAAACGCAGGAAATATTTATCCCCTGTTGACTATTAGCGGCAAGACCTGACAGTCTCCTAGCAGCAATAAAATCGAATGCGGTATTTCGTATAACACCAACAAATATCTCATCGCTTGCTCCAACATTGGTAAAGGTAGTCTGAACATGTATATCATAAAAACCAGACTCCGGAACTTCGTAGTAGCCATCTGTTAAAGTATCTACTGCGGTACTAGGTACAAATGAGCCTGTAGTGTCTATTAGGGTCGTATCAAATCTAATTTTTTTAGATAAATTGGAAGTTATATTTTGATCTGTACTTAATGTAAATGAACCTACAATATCATTACTTGTAGATGAGCTTGTTACTCCAACAGGAGATACTTTGACCGTATCTAGAAATACGTCAACAAGGTTTGCGTCTGTAGTATTTTTATATGTAAATCTTAATTTATATGAAGTTTCTGTAGCATCGGTTTGAAACTGAGCATAATGAGTTCCTTTTCCTGCTCTTAAATCTTCTCCATTAATTTTTATTTCTACAGGAGTTCCTGAAGGATCTTTAATTACAGATAGTCTAATATCTCCATCTGCATAATTAGCATCATCAGCATCATAATCAAAAGAGATTAAATGTTTTTTTGCTAAGTCTGCATTAGGTATAGAAAAAGATACTTCTACATAAGGACTTGCTACAACTTTAGCAGCTTTTCTTAATCTAAAAGATTTTAATCCTCTTAATATTGTACTAGTTTCAGCAGTTACATTAAAGTCTGAGCTAAGGGAAGCACTCCATGTATCTAATGTAGATTCTGCATCTGGTTCTTCAACATGGTTTATACCAGCGGCTCCGCCTCCTCCGCCTCCTGCCTGAGGCTCAAATTGTCCAGAAGTAGCGTTCCATACTAAAGTATCATTTTGAACTGCGTCTGTTGCTACGGTATCACTTATAAAAGGTATCTTTGCAGCCGTTACAGCGTCATCTGCTATTTTGTCTGTAGTTACACTGCCATTAAATAATTTAGCTGTGGTAATAGCTGCATCTGCTAACTTAGCAGTAACTATGCCTAAATCTTTTACTCTTACAATATCTGTATCAATTTCAATAGTAGAATCATCTACATTAACTTCTAAAGATTCATCTGTACCATTTTGAACTAAGCCTAATCCAGCTACGTCTGCATT